GGGAAGTACCAAAGAAATGGATTTTATAAACGCTACAAAACTAAACGCACAGCTTATTGCGCAAGCATTCGGAGTACCTTACGATTTAATTAATACAGAACAAGCAAAATATGACAACCTAGAAAAGGCGAAAGAGCTATTATGGGATAACCAAGTTAAACCACAATTGGAAGACCTTATCCGGTCACTTAATAATTGGCTATGCCCTAGATATGGGGATGGGCTAAAACTTTGGTACGATGAAACAAAAGTTCAAGCCGTTCAAACAAAAAAAGACCGTTACAGGCAATCGCTAGAAACTACAAATTTTATGACAATCAACGAAAAAAGAAAGGCCATCGGGCTAGATCCGTATGAAAGCGATATGGCCGATCAATTATTTTTAGATGCGGCAAAGCTACCGATTGAGTATCTTGGGAACACGTTAGAAGGCCAAGAAATAGAAAAAATGTCGCAGAATATAGGGATACTACCTAAAAATTAAATGAGTCTATTTTTAAGGGGTAAAGCAAGAAGAGTAGAAGAACTGAAAAAAAATAGGATGATTAATATTATCGCCTTAAAAAATTCGGTACCAATTCGCAGAGATATAAAACGGTACATGAACAACGTAATAAAATATTTTGAAGAATACGGGGCATTGCCCGATTATGGGGTCAATTTAGACCATACGATTGATATAAATAATAGTATTACTAAAATGTATATACAGGCAGTAAACGTTTTTTCTAAGGCACAATTTGAAGCCGTGAAAAGATCATTTAAGTGTATCCCTTTAGAGTTTTATGATTCAATAGTTTTAAAACAAGAAGAAAACACCTATATTGAAAGCCTTTTTCAACGGTTAAGCACGAGCTGGATAAGTGAAAACGCATTAAAGAGATCAACTCTAGTAGCACAAACAAGCAGGGAATTAATAAAAGGTATTCTTACTACTGGGTATAGTGACGGGCTACTAAACGCAGAAATAGCACGGAAAATGAAAAAAGCGGTACCAATAATGAGTCGATTGAGAGCTGCAACCATATCAATAACAGAAACACACAACGCGGCAACTTATGCAGACCTCACAAGCACAAGCATATACAATCAAGAATTTAATTTAGAGTTACAAAAAGAATGGGTCGCCACAGAAGACGAGCGGACAAGAGAAGCACACAACGACGCAGACGGTCAAAAAGTAGCTATGAATGATTCTTTTTTAGTGGATGGGGAGAGTTTATCAAGACCAGGAGACGACAATGGGAGTGCTAAAAATATTATCAGGTGTAGATGTTCACTTGGGTATGGTCAAGCTTGATATATCGAACGATAAAATTTAAAATATAATTAAGGGGGGTATATATGGCCTTAGAAGACATAGACACGACACCACCAAAGCAATCACAGCAGAACGCACGCAGGGGCCTAGAATTACGTAAAGTATGGGGCCGTGGCGGTACTGAAGTGGGAGTCGCTAGAGCTAGAAATATATCCAATGGCGATTCACTAAGTGAAGACACCATAAAAAGAATGGCATCTTTTAACAGGCATAGACAAAATTATAATCCAGATAAAAAAGAAAATGACGGCGGGCCAACTGCAGGAACTATATTGAACCATATCGAGGACATCCTCGAAATGGTCATTTTCGTTCTGGTTACTGTTTATGCAAGCTTCTGCATGGCTACTTTGGGGAGGTACCGCGGGCATAGATTGGGCCATCAGAAAATCAAAAGAGTTTGATAATGAAAGGGGAAAAAAAATGAAAAACAATTTAAATTATACTATTAAGTCGATAGATATTGGACACGATGCTGAGATGACTTTTGAAGCATACGCCAACATATCAAATATAGAGGACCATGCAAACGATATAATAAAAACGGGTGCCTGGGATAGTGTCATAAGAAAAGCAAATGAGACGGGAGAATATCCAAAGTTATTATATCAACACGATCACAAAAAAATTGTGGGTCTAATAACTAACATGCAAGAAAATCAAGAAGGCCTTTTAATAAAAGGAAAATTTATTGATACTACACTAGGCAGAGACGTTTACACAGAAGTTAAAACAGGGGCAATTCATCAAATGTCGGTCCGCTTTTCTATCAAAGATCAAGAGATGACAGAGGAAAAAAAACGGATTATCAAAGATGTTGATAGGCTATATGAAGTATCTTTTGTAACATTTCCAGCTAATGAAGGGTCAAAAGTTATCAGCGTCAAATCGGAAGAAGGAAAAATAAATGTACGATCTTTAGAGAAACTATTAAAAGAGCACGGATTATCAAATACAGAAGCCAAAGCTTTTATATCGGGTGGTATAAAAACCATAGCAAAAATAGAAGAAAATGAAGCGCAATACAAAAGCATATTACAAGACATGGAAAAGGCTATAAATACTTTATCCGTTTAAAATATTTACTATTTTAAGTTAAAAGTTTATTATAGATATAAAAAAGACTAAAAGGAGTGTATTTTATGTCTAGTATGCAAAAAAAGTATTCATTTTTTAAGGAGCTTAGTGATTTTTGGGGTTTACTTGGTTTTATGCAAAGGGCCTCTTTGATTTTTTTGTCACTATCTTTTTTTTACATTGTAGTAAGTTCATGAGACCAGAAGCAGAACTAATATAAAATATGATATAATTAAATAGTATTTATTTTTCGAGATGAAAAAAAATATTATGTTTACGCGATGTAGACAAAAAAACAAATTTTAAAAAAAGAGGGAAAAAATGTCAGAAGAATTAAAAGGGCTTGTAGAGTCATTTAATAAAAATTTATCAGAGTTTAAGTCTTCAAATGATGAGAGACTAGAAAAAATAGAAAAAAACGAAGGTTTTGGAGAGCTTGAATCAAAAGTTAACAAACAAGTTGACTCTATGCTTTCTATTGAAAAACAAATATCAGAGCTAAAAACTATCACTACAGAAATTAGCGAATCCAAAAAAGAGCAAAATGAAGTATCAGAAGAGCATGTAAAAGCAGCTAATCAGTATTTAAAAAGTTTTAATCCTCATTTAATTGTTGAAAAAAGCTTTCAACAAAGAATCGAACCAGATGGTGGCATTGCTGTGCACGCAACCATAGAAACTGGAATCTATCAAAGAGTGTTTGAAACATCACCCATGCGACAAGTAGCCTCAGTTAAAACCATAGAAGGGAACGAGTATCACAAGACAGTTAGAAAGACGCAACTATCCTCTGGTGGTTGGGTGAATGAATTAGAGCAAATTACGACTACTGATACCGGTAAATACGGCACAGTAAAAATCGGTGTAAATACTCATATGGCATTCCCACAAATATCTAGTGAGATGTTTGAAGACGCTTCTTTTAACATGGAGCAAGAGATTATTAATGAAGCAGGGCAAGTTTTAGACCGTGAACAAAATACAGCTTTTATTACTGGAAGTGGAATCGGGAAACCAAAAGGGATAACTTCTTACTCTGCTTGGTCGGGTAGTTCCTATCAGTTTGGGAAAGTACAACAAATAAACTCAGGCAATGCAACGGACGTTACCGTTGAAGGTTTAATCGACTTACAAAACGCTTTAAAAGAAGAATACCAAAGCGCTGCTGTGTTCATGATGGCAAGAGCTACTTTCGGTGCCTTAATTAAGAAAAAAGGAACTGATGTATATTTCTTTAGCCCTAATCTAGATAGAAATGTTGGCGCGCCTTTTAACCTATTAGGAAAGCCAGTTATTTTTGCATCGGATATGCCTTCTTTAGGTGCTGGGGCATTAGCTATTGCATACGGTGACTTTGGCCGTGGTTATACTGTAGTGGATAAAACGGGAATCCGTATAATTAAAGACGAAATTTCAGTAGTAAACGGAATAAGATACAAAGTAAGCAAAAGAACGGGTGGCGGTGTTACAGACTTCGACGCGATCAAAATTCAAAAGATAGCATCATAATTAATTAAGAAAGGAAAAGAACCATGAAAAAAGATTTATATAATAAAATTCTTCAAAAAGTAGCTTTCAATACTCAAGCGATATCAACAGACACAACGACAAACGGTGCAATAATTGATTTGCAAGGTTTTGACAGTGCTACATTTATAATCCAGGCTGGAAGCCTTACAGATGGCACGTACACGCCATTAATTCACGAAGGTAATGAAAGTGATTTATCAGATGCCGCAGCAGTTGCAGATGCCGATTTAATCGGAACAGAAGCTGGGGCCGCTTTTGCATCTACTGATGACAACAAAGCTAAAAGACTCGGGTATGTAGGCGGTAAGCGATACATCCGTTTGAGCTTAGTATCAGCATCAACTTCAACAGGTGGGACACTATCAGCGGTTGCAGTTTTATCAGATGCGGACATAAGACCAACAGACGCAGAGTAATCTGATATAATATAGAAAAGGATTGGGGAGGAACACTCGCCTCCCCTTCCTTATCATGATAGGGGCATACAATGAAGAAAATTATTTTTAATTGTTACAATTGCATAAAAGTAAACGGCCAACGAATAAAATATAATAATGGCGATATAGTAGAAATGAACAGTGAACGAGCGGATTTTTTTATAAATAGGGGTGTAGCTACTTTGTATATAGAGCCAACAGAAGAAAAAGAAGTTGTACAAAAAATAATACAGCCAAAGACGGTAAAAAAAATAATTAATACAAAAAGAAAAAAAAAATTAACCCAACTAAAAAATAATCCCTGTTTTCAACAAAAGGCCACAGAAGAAGAACAAAATGAGCTTGACGCATTACTTGAAATTTTAGAGGGTCTAAGCATT